TGGGATCGTGATCCTCAAGCGAGGGGGGCGTGAAGGCGAGCGTTTCGCTCGCCTCCACCGGAATGTCCTGGGGCACGTCAGGGGTTTCCTTGTCAGTTGATGGTGAGGGTGGAGGATCAGGCGATCACGGTCCCACCAGGGAAGTTGATGCACACGCTGCGCGAGAGCGCGTCGATCATCAGGTTGGTCCCCTCCATGACGATCTCGCCGCCAAGGTCGGGGTTGCCGTAATCGAACCGGCAATCGGGAACGACGATCTGGACGATGTTCCAGGCGGTCGAACCCCACTGCGCAAAGAAGGGGTGGTATGCCTGCGCGTCGGCCAGAGCGAGCGTGTCCAGAGTGGCCTTGCGGTACTTCTGGAGGGTCGCGCTGATCGAAGCCTCGCCGCTCGTCAGTTCGGCAAGGTCAACCCCGTCGACGTTGTTCGGGTTCGGGGGGAACTCGATGCCGAGGCCCATGTTGAGCGAGAAGGTTGAAGCGCCGACCGCGACGTTGGCGATCTTGAGGTCGCCGTTCTTGAAGAACGGAACCGCGCCAAGCGGGGTCACGCTCGGAGTGGCCTGATCGGCGTAGGCGTCGATCGTGCCTTCGAACGTGCATTGCAGTTCGGGGTAGGCGGCCTGCGTGTTGGTGCTGGTCGGCACAACGATGGTGAGGCCGGAGAGGCGAACGTCGCGCAGATCGTAGCGCAGGCCGTCGACCCACACCTGCTGCGAGAGGATGATCGGGTCGCTCGACGAAACATCGCGCATGTAGCCGAGCTGGACCGGGATCTGATAGTTGCCGGTGACGGTCGCCACGAACGTCTCGATGAACGTCGCGACCTTGGCTGCGGTGTAGGACCGGATCGCGGTCAGCTCATCCTTGAGGGTGGTTCCCTGCCCGTTGAGCTGGATCGCCATGCCCTTGTAGAGGTCAGCCGTGCCGGTCGCGCCAGCGCCGAGGGTGAGCGAGTTGGTCGTACCGGCGGTGCCAGCTTCGGCCGCTGCCGGGATCGCGGTGGTGGTGCGCAGTTCGGTGTATTTCGCGGCCTGGAGGATGCGGCCAAGCAGGAAGGCATTGGCGGCCGGGATCGTCGCTCCGCCCGGCGGGCGCAGTTTGACGTTGTAGCTCCACGCGACGCGCTTTCCGGCGACCTGGGCAGCGTTCTTGAACGGCGAGCCGGTGTATTCGTCATTCGCGAGGTTGACGCTGGTGATGTTCCAGCGGAACTGCGAAACCGGCATCAGGTCGGTGGGCTGGGACGGGGTGGTAAACGTGCCGGCCGCAGCCTGAATGGCCAGAGCGACGGCGGTGTTGTTCGACTTCATGGCACCCATTGGGGTGGTGTCCTTTCTCTAAACCGCGATCAGGTGGCGCTGCCGGCGGCAGCCGGGGCGTCCTGCGGGGCGGGCGATTCAGCCGGAGCCTCGACGCGGGTGGTGGCGGTTTCCAGCGCGGCAGCGAGATCGTCGTCGGTCTTCGCCTTCGCGGCAGCCTTGGACAGCGCGGACATATCCACGCTGCCCGTCCCCAGGTTGGGGCAGGTCAGGTCGGCCATTTCATTGGTCCTTTCGGGGTGGTCAGATGATGGTGAAGTGATCGCCGAGCGGGGTGAACCACTGGACGGTGAAGCTCACGGAGGCGCTGTCGACATCTTTGCCGCGCGGCTCGGTCGGAGCGATGTCGCTCTCCTGAATGTCTTGCAGCTTGATCCCCAGCGAGCGATCGGCGGCAACAGCGGCGACCACATGGGCCAGCGCATTGCGGTTCGCCCGGCTGATGGATCCGGTCGCGGGCGTCGGGTTGATTGCCTCGACCTGGATTTCGGCGCGGTGGATCGCGTTCCAGTTCTCGTCGGCAACGTCGAAACTGTACGAGGCGGTGAAGATCACCAGCGCGGGGAGGTCGGCATCCTCAAGCGCGATGTCGATCGATTCCGAGACGCCAACCGAATAGGCCGACAGCGCGGCATAGGCGTCAAGAACGACTGCGAGGCGGTCCTCGACCTGAGTGAGGCAATGGTCAGGCATTGACCTTCACCAGTTCGAACACCCAGCAATTGCCGGACTTGTCAGTGCCGACACTTACCGGCTTGAAGATCAGCCCGGGATGCTTGGGGAGCTGCACACGGCACTGGCTGTCCGGCTTGGCCGGAACCGACGACTTGGCAACTTCGATCAGGATGTCCTGCTCGATCACCTGCGCTCCATCGAACGAGCGGGCCTGGTCGGTGTAGTCGACGAAGCACTGCAAGTCGAAGAATGAGCCGATCGCTGGCTTGTAGGAGATGGTGTCCGCGATGACCGAGTGAAGGGGCTCCCCGTAGAGAGCCCCTTCCATGTCCTCCAGCGTCGACATCACGCCGGGGCCTGGTCTTCGTCCGCAGTCTGGCCGGCCAGAGCGGACTCATCACCGCCGGACTGGACCGCTTCCGCCGAAGCCTTGGCCGCCGGGGCAGAGCGCGCCTTGCGCACCCCCGAAGCCTTGGCCGCCGGGGCAACATCGGGCTCATCCGCATCGACATCATCAGCGATCCAGCCGCGCGAGACGAGCAGGTCGATCTCGCTCACCGGCATCATGGGGAAGCGGTTGCTTTCCTTCTTGCTGCCGGGGTCGAAGTGAACCTGCCCGTAGCCGATCACGAAATGCGTCCGAGCGCTGAGCGCCCGAACGCGGCGGAGTTCCACGTTCGGGCCACCCATCACTTGTTGCCCTGGAGCAGGGCGTCGGGGCGGGTGCAGATCGGGAGGCGGTGGCTCTCGATCTCGATGTCCGCCCATTCCTCGCGGTCCTTGTCGACCACGATGCGGCTGTACCATTCCTGCCCCATGGTATTGACCATCGAGAAGGTCGGGGCAGGGGAAAATGCTTCCTGGAACAGGCCGCGCACGCCGGCAGGGAAGAACTTCACCTTGTCGGTGCCGATGGCGACCTTGGAGTTGTCGTCGGTGCCGCGATAGTTGATCCAGGTCACGCCCCAGGCGTCGATCGCGTCGAAGGCCGAGTCTTCCAGCAGTTTCGGCGCATTGGCGGTGTTCTTGTAGGCGTCACGGTATTCGCCGTTTTCCTGCATATCGTCGTAGAAGTCATCGCCGCACAGGGCGATGATCCGCATCCCCGGCGCGGCCATCCCGCCGAGCGCGCGGACGATCGGGCGCTTCACGTTGGCGGCGACGAACTGCTTGCACTTGGTCCGCGACGACCACGAGAAGTCGATCTCGCCGGCCTGAGTGAGGCCGAAGGTCGAGTAGTAGTCGTAGATCGTGGTGTCATCAGCATCGAGCAGCACGCCGTTGATGCACGACAGGCGCAGGCGTTCGACGGTGGAAGAGAGGTCGTCGATCACGTCCTGCTGACGCTCGGCAACCTCGGACTGGAGCGTCTTGAGCTCGGTTTCCGAACCGAACGCGCGGATGCCCTGGAGGCTTTCGGCGGTGATGGTCGACGATTCCTCGATCCGGCGCACACGCAGGTCGACAATCGACGCCTTGTTGTTCGCGCGGCGGGTGCGGGGGTCGCCCGGATTGCTGGTCTGGATGATGTTGAGGCTGTTGCCCTTCACCTCGACAGCAACGGTACGAGTGCGAACCGGCTTCGGGGTGAACAGGCCGAGCGAACCGATCAGGCCGGGAATGGTCTGCGACTTGCGCACAGCTTCGGTGAGCGAGATCGCCGAGAAGGCGTCCTGCTTGAAAACGTCCATGGTAAGCATGGTGGAGATTTCCTTCTTGGATGGAGGTCACGAAAAAGGGCGCCGGGTTTCCCCGACGCCCTTCGCGCGACGATTCTGGTTGTTCTGGATCAGCGCAGGATGATGCCGCGGCGCTTGAGGTCGGCGGTGCCTTTCGCCTTCTGGGCAGTGGTGGCGCCGGTCTTCCACTTCACGATGTCGGCGTTGTGTTCGCAGTCGCGCTTGTAGGCGACGCCGCGCGTGTCGGCGGAGGTCGCGTTGACCGCGCCGTAGAGGATGCCGGTGGCGATCTGCGAGCCATCGGTGCCAGCCGGATTGTATTCGACTTCCTTCTCGACCAGCGCCGAGACGGTGATGTCGAAGCCGTCGCCGGCCGCGAAGGTGGCTGCACCCTGCGTCACAAGAGCCTTGATCTGCTCCTGGATCTGCGCGGTCTGCCCCGTGGTTGCGACGATCGCGGTGTCCCCGAGCACCAGGCCGTCAGGGTCTTCCAGACGGATGTTCGTGGTGCTGGTGAAGCGCAGCGAGTAGACGCCCATCTTCGCGCCGAGCAGCGCGGGCGTGGTAGCGTCGACGACACAGGTTCCGTTGCCGGTGTTGCCGCCGGACTTCGCAGCCGAGGCGACGGTGCCGGTGACGATGGTGCCGAGAACAGCGCAAGCGCTGAGGTTCTGGCCCGACTTGACGGTGATAGCTTCACGCGAGCGGTCGCCCGGCGCTTCGCTGATCAGGGATTCGGTGGCGTAAAGCCCTTCGGTAAGCGTGGTCATGGGGAAAGTCCCTTTCTAGGTTCTCAGCGACCGCGACGCTCGCGGATCTCGGCATGGATGGATGCCCAGCCGTGGTTCTCGGCATGGACGGTGGTGTTGCTGCTCGACGATTCGAGCGCGGCGTTGGAAGAGCGGATGGCATCGAGCACCGCGCTCGCGCCGGCATCTTCATCGCTGGCGACGGCCGTGCCCTTCGGTGCGGCAGCCAGCATCCCGACGATGTCATTCGCCGAGAGCTTGTCGTTGGCGAGCATCGACTGAGCAAGCTGTTCGCGGCCCTGGTAGTGCTCGCTCGCCATGACGGTGGTGTAGCGGCTGCGCTCTTCGGCGCGGGCGGCCGCAACGGGGTCGCTGGCTTCGGCGGAAGCGTCAGGCTCGCACTTCGCGCACTTGCCGTCCTTCATCGGCTCCTTGCACTTGGAGCACATCGGATCACTGTCGCCGCCGACATCGTCTTCGTCGCCGTCTTCGGATGCGGAGATTGCGGGCGGGTTGCTTGCCGCCAGGCTGGCACTCAGGCCCGCCTTCTGCTCATCGCTGAGCTGGGTAAGCAGATCATCGGCGGACAGTTCGGCGAGCGCCAGCACGGAGCCCGACGAAGTGCGAGCAAGTGCAGCCGCCAGCCCCTTTGAGGCAGTCGTCATGGATTCAGTCCTTTCGGATTATTCAGCGGGCGCGCTGCGCGACCGCGTCGAAAATGGCCTCTGGTGTATCGACAGCATCGACGAGGCCAAGGCCGAGTGCTTCGTTTCCGGTGAACCAATCGCCCTCCAGCGCCTTCACGGCGGCGGCAGAGATCGGTCGCGTGTCGGCCACAAGGCCGCAAAAGATGCCCCACGTCTCGTCGACCCAGGACTGGAGTTTGGTGATGGTCGCTTCATCGGCGACCTCATAGGGGCCGCCGCGCGCCTTGCGCTCACCAGCGCGGATCATCGTGACGGCGATCCCGTTCTTGTCGCGCCCTTTGGTCATGTCGACCAGCATCGTCCAGACGCCAATAGAGCCCACCTGCCCGGTCTGGCTGGTGGCAACCGCATCGCAAGCGCTGGCGATGGCATAGGCGGCGGAGCAGGCCATTTCGTTCGCAAAGGCGACAATCGGCTTCCCGCCGTTTGATGCGCCCATCTTGCGCAGTTTACGCGCGAAGTCGAAGCAGCCCGCGACCTCGCCGCCGGGGCTGTCGATGTCGAGCAACACGGCGCCGACTTCCTTGTTGGCCTGTGCGTCGGCGATGATGCGATCAAGGCAGTCGTAGCCGGTCATGCCAGAGTAGGGCTCGACGCCGCCGAGTTTGTGGACGAGGGTTCCGTCGACCGCGATGCGCGCCACCCGCTGCTCGACCACGTACATGTCACGCGCGGTCTTCGGCTTGTTCCAGTAGCCGTCATCGTCCATCGCCATCTGGCGAAGCTGGGCGGCACCAAGTGAGCGGCCGTCGATCGTGTCGAGCTTCTGGATGCCGAGGCGGTCAACGAGGGCGGCGCAGAGCATTTCCGCCTTCTCGGGGCGAAGGGCGAGGGGGGCGTTGAAGAGGCGGCCCGAAATCCGCGCGAACTTGCTCATACGGTTTCCTCCGCATCGACAGTCTTCTTCTTCGCCTTGTCCTCGTTCGGCTTTCCGTCTCCATCGCGATCGGCCTCCGTGCCGCCCGCCGAGCCGGAATCACCTCCGCCGCTTCCCGCAACAGCCGGGCTTGCCTTCATCGGCATATATTCCCCAATCCCCAACTTCTCGCGCAGCCGCTTGTCGCGCGCCTGACCCATCAGCACCTCGCGGTGATCGACGCCGTTACCGTCTGCAATCATCGACAGGTTGGTGGTTCCGGCGTTGAGTTCGAAGTCGTTCGCCTGCGCTTCCTTGAGCGGGTCCACCGTGCCGCGGCCCGGGGCTTTCCACTTGCACATGGTTAGTTCGTCACGCCAGCGATAGAAGTTCGGCCAGCCGCCGGGGATCTTCACCTTGCCCTTGAGCGACGCCTCTTCCAGCCATGCGGCGTAGATTGGGGTGCAGAACTTGGTGACGAACTCGTGGCGGTCGTGGAGCAGCCCGCGCCAGATTTCGTTGAGCATCGCGCGGGCTGACGAGTAGTTGATGTCCGCCCAATTCTGCGCGACCTGCGCGTAGGACAGCCCGAAATTGGCAGCCAGGCTGCGCAGCCCGGTCGCCTGAAACTCGGGGTAGTTCTGCGATGGATGCTCGGCCCGGTTGAGGGTCAGCTTTTCGCCGGGAAGACCGTGAATGGTCCGAACACCGTCGATCTTGACCGCATTGTCGAAGCGGTATGAGAGCTGCTTGTCGAACGACCATTCGTCACCGCTGGACGGGCTTCCCGGTGCGAGCGCGGCCTGCACGTCTCCGGTCGGGAAGGGGCTTTCAACCCATGCCGCCATGACCGAGTTGAGCAGAGCGGCCTCGATCTCGGCATCATCATATCGGTCGAACATTTTCATGCGCTTGATCGCGGCGACGAAGCGCGAGATGCCCCGGCGTTGGTCGGCGCGACTGCGCTTGAATGCGTGAACGAGGATCGGTCGCCCGGTCGGGCCGAAGCGCGCAATGCGCTCCCACCGCATCGTTTCTCCGTCCGCCCGGCCAAACTCCGCCGGGTGCGCGCAGCGGATATGGTAGGCGACCGGATAGCCCTGCGGGTGGATTTCTACGCCACCGATAATCCGGTTCCCGTTGGACAGCACCATGTTGTCGGCGATGCCGAACGGATTTGACAGGCGGTCGGGGTCGATCAGTTCGATGCAGGTTTCGTAGGAACCACCGCGCGGCAGCATCTTGACCGCCGCCACCGCATCGCCATCCGTCCACCAGTGCCGGTATGCGGCCTCGACGATCCCGCCGAAGGTCGACTGCATCTGCACATCGCAGAGGAAGCGATAGTTCTGGCCCCAGAGGCGAAACTGCACCTCGGTCGCGGTCGACCATTCGTCGGCCCATTCCGGCGTGCGACCGATTGCCTCGAACTCTGGCATGGCCTCCAGCCGGATTTCCGGGCCGACAACGGACTCGGCGCGGCGGTCGATAGCCCCGGCGATGACCGGATGATTACGAGCCATGTCGCGGGCGCGGTCTTGCACCTTGTCGCGGTTTCCGCCGACATCAGTGTTGACCCACGACCGGGGCGGATTCCAGCTCGCCATTTCGCGCGAGCCCCAGCGCCCGGCATCATAGGCCGCATTGCCGCCACCGGACGAAAAGCCCATGGCGCGGCGCCGCCCGTCGCCGAACTGGCGCTTGTAGTCCTCTGGAGTGGCCATCAGAAATACGTCCCGATTGCGCGGCGCCTTGGCCGACCGGCTTCTACAGCCTGGGCCTGCTCAAGGTCGGCCTCGCGCTGCGCGATATAGGTGTTGAGGTCGTTGAGGCTGGTTTCGGTGTACGTGATCCTGCGGCCATCCCTCCACACTTCGGCGACCTTGGTTCCGGTCGCGAGAGCGGTTCTGGCGGCATAGAGCAGAGTCAGCTCAGCGGAGATTTCGGCTGCGGTCTGCATCTCAGTTCACCTGCCTCCAGTTCCACACCACCACCGCCACATAGATCGCCACCAACAGACCCGGCGCGGCTGCACCTCCATGGACCGCACCCCATGCCCCCAGCGCCACCATCGCGGCGCCTTTGATCGCAATCGTCGGCCAGAAGCCGATAGTCTCAAATCCGGCGCGCATCACC